CACGCGCGTTTTTGGAGTGGGATAATAATTCACATCAATGACGCGGTTCAAATTTTCCGTCACGACGCGCGTCACCTCGTGCAGCTTTTCAAAATCGAATTCAGCCGGCGCTCCTTTAACAAACCGGTTGAGAGCAATGCTTGCCAAATTGCACACTGCCGTCTCCTTGTCATCAGAATACTCCATGATTTCTGAACACAGATTGGATGACCGAATGATTCCCAAATTCTTCTGATTCGTCTTCTTGTTTACAGAGTCCTTGTAGCAAAGATACGGTGTGCCCGTCTCCATTTGGCTGTCCAAAATGCGAAACCACAAGTCGCGCGCTTTTATTAGTCCACGCTGACGCCCCTCCTCTTCATAGCGCGTATACAATTTGTCAAATTCTTCACCATACACGTCTGACAACCCCGGACACTCATCAGGACAAAACAAGCTCCACATTGCATTCGTCTTTACACGCGTCATGAAAAGGTCCGGCACCCACAACGCATAAAACAGGTCGCGCCCCTTTGTGTCCTCATCACCATGATTCATCTTCATTTCTAAGAAATGCGAAATATCCGCGTGCCACGGCTCCAAATACACCGCAATCGTGCCATTCCTCTTTCCGCCCTGGTCAATGTAGCGCGCCGTGTTGTTGAACACGCGCAACATCGGCACCAGTCCATTCGACACGCCGTTTGTGCCACGAATGTGGCTTCCTGTTGCCCTAATGTTGTGCACATGCACTCCTATCCCACCCGCATGCTTGGAAATATTCGCACACTCCTTCAGCGTGTTGAAAATTCCGTCAATACTGTCGCTCTCCATCGCAATCAAATAGCAACTGCTTAATTGAGGCCGCGGCGTTCCCGCATTAAACAACGTCGGCGTGGCATGCGTAAAATACTTCTGCGACATTAAATCATATGTGGTTCTAACCTTTTCCATGTTGGACCAATGTATTCCCACCGACACGCGCAGCCACATGTATTGCGGTCGCTCCAATGTGATCCCATTTGACCGCATCAAATACGAACGCTCCAGTGTCTTGAATCCAAAATAGTCAATCAGAAAGTCCCGCGACACATCAATCATGGCTTCCAATTCCTCTCGATATAAACAAACAACATCCCAAAATTCTTGACTGATCAGAGGCGATGGCAGGCCACGCACATCCCTGAATTCGTGCAATTTGCGCATGGCTTCATAAAATGTGGTCGGTGTGGTTTTGTGGTGGTTGGATATGATGATGTACGCCGCCAGAGTGCCGTAGTCCGGGTGCTGCGTGGCCATAGTTGCACACTGCTCGGCAGTGAGTTCGTCGATTTTTGTGGTGGGAATGCCGTCATACAGCTGGTCAATGACCTTCATGGCAAGAGCGGTGTAATTCACGGCAGTTATGCCGGCTTGCTGCCCCACGTTGCGGATGCGGGCCAAAATCTTGTCAAAGGCAATGATCTCGTACTCGCCATTGCGCTTGATGACACGCATGTCTGTTTCGGAATCGGTCATTTGAGAGAAATTGATGTGTAATTATAGCGCTGGCGTTTTATATTATTTCATTGAAGAATGTTATACATAGAATAAAAAATATGATTATCTTATATAATCATATTTTCATTTATTGTTTCACATTTATGAAAAATAAACACTTTAGAAAAATAAAGACTAAAAAATCCAAAAAAAATGGTCGCCGTCATCAGTCATCAAAAAAAAAACATTCTTATTCTCATCGTTTGCAAAAAGGAGGATTGCGACAAGACACAAACCACGGAGAAGCACTTGGCATAACTAACACTTGGTCATTTAATAATGAGGCCACATTGAAATCATTCCAAGAATACATTTTTGGTTCAAACAGTTATGCACATTTATGGACAACTTTGCTTGAAGCATGCAAATCTAAAGGCATTCCAGTATACATTATATCAAACGGGAATTTAATTGGAATTATCAGAACAATACAACTTTTAGGATTATCCGATGATATAAAAGAAGTAATATCTACGCGCGCAGACGACCCTTCGAAAGATCCGAAAAATCAAGAAACGGATTCTTCTAGCATCCCTATTAATCCAGTAATAAATCCGGAACGTCATTTTGCAGAAAAAACAAAAGCTGAAGTAATTAAACGAATTATGGGAGAAGAAGGCATACCGTGTGATTCAGAATCCCTGGTTGGTGCATTTTTTGATGACTATGATGAAAATTTTAAGGGAGTTTGTGAATCGATTGCCCATGTGCCAACCGAAACTAAAAAACGAATAATGCCTAAAGATTCTATTTTCAAAACTTTGAGAGCAAATGCAATTTACAATAAATTGCGCGCGTTTAGACACTCGAGTTTTCTTAATCGTCTAGAAGACAACTACAACTTTACACCACTACAGTTTCTTCTAAATGCAATACGTGGAATAACTGGCCAAGTTGAAGAAGGAACGACCCTCACGGATAATGACAGAATGCAAATCGAATTGTTTAAAAATATAAGAATTTTATTCTTGGATTGGGATAGAACAGTGTCAGTGTGGCCTGGAGCAATATCTTTTCAACTTGCAAAATATTATGAAGCACTAAACGATGTTATCACAGTTTCTTGAAAACATATATTGCCACCGTAATACTACATAAAGACATGCCAACATTGTTTATAACACATATGAATTATGAACTGCAACCTGGAGAAGCTAAAGGCCGCAAATAAGACCAATACCCCGGTTTTTTCATTCAATGGACTCATCACTTATGCCAAGGCGGTTGACTTTTACGACGGCGACACATTCAACATCATCATTTCGCACTACGACTCTGTGTATCATTTCAAAGCAAGGATGTTTGGATATGACAGTCCTGAAATGAAGCCCTCATTATCTCTCGAAAACCGCGATGAAATCAAAAAAAATGCGGTTCTAGCCAAAAATAGGTTGGCCGAACTGCTGGGAACAAAAGAATACTTCAAAGTGCACTGTCATGAATTTGACAAGTATGGCAGGCTCTTGGTCTCTGTCATGTCGGATGATGATGCAACATATGATTTTGAGAGGACAGTGAATGCGCAAATGATAAAAGAAGGACACGGCTACTCGTATCATGGCGGAACAAAACAAAAACAGCAGTAATAATGTTTTTGTTCATTTGCGACTTCCACTTACTGCATCCCAGACTGCTGCTGCACCTTCGCGCAGTGCCATTCCTGGGCGTCCATGATTTGCATAGTAATTCGCATTCAGTCCATGGCGCATAACACCCGAATTGTTCAGAGCTGCATTAACGCCTGACCTTATAACAGACTGCTTAATGTTTCCAACTATGCCTTTCGATGCTGGAACAGAATCAAAACTGATTGACGACATTTTTATATGTGTGTGATAAAAAAATGTTTTTTTTTGGGTTTTGGGTTTTGGGGTTGGGGGTGCATTTTTTATATTTGTTTTTTTTTATAGATAATTAATTTGGTTAGAGATCCATAGAATCGTAATTCATTTGATGATGCGCTGGAGGTGAGATTTCATCGTAGCGAGGGTCGTAAAGAGGGCTGTCATGTTCATCCCGAAAACTACCCCATACGACATCGCGGCTGCAATTGCCTTCATGACATTCATTGCATTGACACTGGCGGCATGGAGGGCAGTCACACTGGCAGTCAGATGGCACGTGGTTGATGTACCTTGTGCAAAATTCCGAATCAGTGTATTGTTTGAAGAGTTGCATGTGTTTTTGCAATTTGGAAAGGCGCTTGTAGATGCGCACAACCAATGGCTCAATCAGGTTTGGAATCGCATCTTTCATGTCTTGTATGACACGCAGCGTCATTTGGATCATGGTTTCCATGGTGACAGATTCCAACGAAGCAGGCGCACCACGCTTGACCGTTTTGCGCCCATCACGAATGCTTTTGCGGTATTTGTTGATTTGCTCGTGTTGAACCTGAATCATTCGAACAACCATTTTGCGTTCATCGCCAACCTCTTTCATGAGAGCCAGAATCGGCTTTGTGTGTTTGCGACGCATGTGTTGATACGGAGTTGCCTTGGCTGCAATTGCATCCATGTCATCGAATTGACGTTTTACAACATCAAGATGTTTGGAAATCAGTGCAGGGCTTTGCGCAATGACACGAAGTGTATCTTGTTTCATTTTGATACGAATAAATCCAGAAGAATATCTTGAAAATGCTTTGAAAAGCGCTTGGAATAAAAGGAGTGGCAATGCCTAATGATGACAAGAAAATTGAAAAAAGCATTTCAATTTTTTCAATTTTCATACATTTTTGAAATGACATCGAGTCATTTTTTAGCTTTTATTTTCATATCAACTACTCTTACTGGATGAAATATTAGAGTTAATCGGTTTCAAAAACTGGTTTTGGGTTTCTAAATCCTGCAAGTAGTTGCCTTGCAGAAAAGGATTCATTCCGACTTGAGGAGTCAATCCGCGTTCATATATTTTATTGCTGTTATTCTCTCGTTTTGAATGAGGAACTTCTTGAAAATCTTGAAAGTTGTGAATCTGTTGTGTCGTTTGTGGTTGTATCGTTTGTGGTTGTGGTTCTTCTTGGGATGCATATGGATTCGTTGTGCTATAGGTTCTTGAACGCGGCGTCTTCACATTTTCAGAGGGATATGACGGACGCCACATGACGTTTGATTGACTCATTATTACACTGACTGGAAAAAAAATGGAAAAAACTTACATATTTGATTCACACAAAAAACACATCATAATCCTCCTATAAACATTTTTGGCATAGTCAAACTCCAATGTATAGATGCAGCTCTAAATAAAAATGTAAACACTGTGCACAAAATAGAAATTGAATTGTCAAGATTAACTGATGTGTTTTTCAAAAGATACACATACAATGCACAACCAAATAAAACAGGCACCGCATATAAATCATGCGTCATGAGGAGTGTTTTGCGTCCGGACAAAATGTCTCGAATCAATCCTCCGCCAATTGCAGTGATAACTCCCATTATGATGGCAAATGTGGAATTTTTGGGGAATTTTTTCCATGCTTTGCGAGCGCCTTGAATGCCAACCATGGCTGCGCCTAAACCATCCATGTAAAGAATGAAATTGTATATTTGAGAATTCGAAAGAAAGCGTGCAGTGTAAAATGCAAATAAGCTGGCAATCGTGGACACCCACACATACGTTGGCATTTTAATCCAAAAAATGGGAACATCCATGATGTCATCGCGAATAGTTCCTCCTCCGAGTGCGGTGATCACTCCCAATACAACTGCACCAAACAAATCAACGTTCGGAGTGTAAATTGAGAGCACCCCTGTAAATGCAAATGCAACAACTGCAATCATGTTTGCAATCATTTCTACATTGATAGGTTTTGCTTTATCATATTTTTCAACTTTGACATTGTTAATTGATGCGCGTTTTAAAATAGCAATCGCGATGACAATCATCAAAATGAAAAAAATGATAATTCCCAATTGTTTCATGGCTCGTTGTTTTTACATAAATCATATATTTTTTTGTTGCATTGTTTTTTATCCAATGATGCAACCCGAATATCGTTTTCTATCAATGGTGGCCCAACATTCATGACATGAAAACCCATGATGCTGCTTATCAGAAACTTTCTTCAAAATGAATTTCGACTTGTTGCATTTACTGCATTGGAATTTGCGAATTTGGTTATTTTCTTCCATTTGATTGGATTTATTATATTATACAAAATGATTTTAAGTATTTATAATTATATTTATATTTATAATAGTTTCAAAAATTGATTTTAAAATAACAAATAATATAGAACATATAAAACATACAAAACATCACAATATGAATGACGCTTCAGAAACCTGCTTCTATCCGTTCGAAATCAATGGCACTAAATACTTGATGTGCAAACTTCCTGACCAGCCCTTCTCTACGCTGCATGACCCCGAAACCAAACAAATCGTTGGCCAATGGAACAACCATACCGCGCACTATGAAATTTACCCGGTTAATAACTCATCTGATATGATGACAATGGAACAATTCAATGAGCACATGGAGAAGTTGATTGCATCCGGCGCTGCGTTCACATTCGTGTAGGTCATGATGAAAACAGGCGCGCCATGTTCACCACCTCCGATTTGGCCGTCGCGCGCATCATGTTTATATAAATGCAAATAGTATAATTTGAGTAAGTACAATTTGAGTGAATCAATTTAATAATAATGTAAAAAATTGATTTCAAAAATAAAGCACATAAAAGAGACAGTTAAAGACAGCAAAATGAGTTCCAGTTCCTTCCATTCATTTGAAATCAACGGCACAAAATACTTGATATGCAAAATTCCTGAACAACCCTTCTCCACGTTGCACGACCCAGAAACCATACAATTCGTGGGCCAATGGTACAATCACATAGAATGCTATGAAATTTATTCTCTAGGGGTGAAGCACAACCCATGACCCCATCATGACAAGACCAACAATTTGAGCAGCACATGCATCCGGCGCTGGTCATGATGAAAATAGGCGCGCCATGTTCACCACCTCCGGTTTGGCCGTCGCCGACTCCTGGAAAATCTTCAAGATGTGTGCATCATCGCGGAATCGGATGCTGTATTCCTGCTGCAACTTGTTGCGCCCGATTCGACCTAGCGCCTGAATTATTTTTTCCTGGCTGATGTCGCTCAAATCCTTGCCCAAATACCCATGGCAAAACTGATAATTCGTGCCATAAATGTAGTCAGTTGACGCAATGATCAGGTAAAGCCGCTGCTTCTGTGCCAAGTCCTTCATAATCTCCGTGTAAGTCTTGTTCGAATTCGACTGCTCCGTCATGACCCCGACCCCCATCATCAACAACACCTTCCAAATGTTCTCAATTGGCAAAACCATGATGCGCTCTACATCCTCCGGCTCAACCTGCGACGTGAATGGTTTGGTGGCTTCAATATCTTCTTTTGTCATATGCGGCGCCCACCGTTTCAAGTGCTCCGCACGGTTAGGCACAAACATGTCGTTCAACGCACCCCACTTAACCTGCCTTCTAAGCTCATCCATCTTTTCCTGCAACCGCCGAACTTCCGGACTAAACCGCATGTCGTCCATCTTTTTATTGTTTTTCTTGTCTTTTGCTTTTTCATCTTTGTCATTGTTGTTGCCCTCTTCCATTTTATCCTCAATCTCGCGTTCCAACTTCTCCATCTCATCCTTAATCTCATTGTTGTGGTCGATGATTTTCATCAAATCATCCATCACGCACTCTGGAATCTCCGCAATTTGCATAGCAAACCGCGCAATTTTTTCCACGTCGTTTGCCAAAAATAGAGTGGGGCCACATGTCAACGTGTGCGCGTCCTTTGATGTTATGTTCACATTTGACGGATGCATGCGAGTTCTACTGTCTTGAAAATGCGCATACAACTCTCCCCATTTGTCCGCTTGCACATTTTCCAACAGCTCCAAATAATACTCCTTGATGTTCGTCATGTTGATGTCTGCAATATCCGAAAAATGCCGTTCAACCGCATAACGACCCGATGTCCACAGCTTTTTCTCGTTCACGTGCGAAATGAACCGAACCACCTCGCGCAAATCAAAGTAGCGCAGCAATGTCTTATATTTGCGACAATGCGCTGCCGATGCCCGCATTTTATCATACTCTTTGAACATGAGATGCGGCAACTGCACATATCCATCCTTGTTCACCAATGAAATCGTCTTTTGACAATCATGGCTCACAATGCTGTGCACCTGCGCGCCCGCAAACCGCGCCTGAAAATCCATGATAGTGGGCGCCATGTCCGCTTGCTGCGGCAGCGTGGCCGACGACAGCACCACATTCGGGACAATGTTTTCGGTCCAGTTTTCTTTGATCAAGGCATGGAACTCGTGCTCGGCGTAGTCCATGGTTATTGTGGGCTCGTCCCAATACAACAAAAGTCGATTCAGCGGGTTAAACGCGTTCATGTAATACATGGCATGCTTGTAGGACTTGATGTCGCTAATCATGATTTCCACATTGTCGCCCACACTGTTGTCCACCTTTCGAATGCCACCCGTGCGACGGTCGCGAATAACATCCTTGGCCGAATAGTAATGCAGTCGAATGTTGTCCACACTGCCACATCCAAATGCAAATGCTATGCGTTTTTTCGCGGAAATGCAGGCTTTGGCCAATGCCAGACCCACATGGCGCGCAGCACACACGAAAATCACGCGATAGTGCTCACTCAGTCCAATCGGTGTCAAGGTTTTGCCCGTGCCCGTGGGAGCAATGTAAAGAACCAACTTGGGCGTTGCATCGGTCTTGAACACCGTGAAAATCTGCTTTTGATGCTCATACAACTTCATGTCGCCACATTTGAAAACATACTCGTTTTTTTCCACATGCTCGTGCGCTTTCGAAACGAATGAAGCCGATTCAAAATCATTCTCCACCAATGCAATGACATAATTCAAAAACGACTCAACGTGGGGGTTGATGTGCTCAATGCTGTTTCGCCTCAACAAGCATATGCTGTAATGAAAATACATCCATTTGGGACGACTTGGCACAGCATCCGGCATCGGAGGTGCACGCTTCCTTTTGCGTTCCGACACCCCTTGCAAGTAATCCCTCCAATACGAATACATGTGCGGAAACTTGTTGTTCAAAAGATTCAACAGTAATCCAAGCAAAACAAATTCATAAATTTTTGTTTTTTGTTCGTCCAAATTGCTGTTCGTGTTTTGAATCCGAATAAGGTCGGCCTTTTTCACCAACTTCTTTTTGTCCGTGTCGGTTTTGAAATCATGCAACTGGAATGCCTCCTGCATCTGGTCCACGTGCGTTTTGAAATACAATTCGTACATGTGCGCGTGCATTTCATCCGACGGTGAAATTTTCATGTATTGCAACAATGTCTGTGTAGAATTTCGCACAATGTTCACATTGTGAAATCCCTGTTTTATAAGCTCGTACACTTCCTGCTCTTCATGTGAATCCGGGACTTCCATGCCGTCCCATTCACTTTTTGTCAACTTGCCCTGTGTGAAATCCATGGCTCCAAATGGCTCCAAATAAGTTATTATGGTTTGTCGATGTTTCTTTAAATTCATTCACTAATGATTTTTTCAGTTCCAATTTTGAATTACTGAAAAAATTGATTTTGGTTTAATCCAGTTAAAACTAATGCAGCGATAGAACATAACGTTCCAGACAAAACATAATGCTTAAAACACCGTTGCTTGTGAGCGTTGACGGCAACATCGGCTCAGGCAAGTCCACCACATGGGAAATGCTCAAGGAAACATGCAAAGATTGCAAAGACGTGCATTTTGTTGAAGAACCAGTTGGCTTATGGGAAAATATAAAGGACAAAGAAGGAGTTCCCATTCTCACCAATTTCTACAAGGATCACAAGAAATATGCATTTCGGTTTCAAATGATGGCTTACATCTCGCGCCTTGCTCTGTTGCGCAAAACCGTTCGCGAACATGCAGGGCAGTGCCGCGTGATTGTGACCGAGCGCAGCGTCGACACCGACCGCAACATCTTTGCGAAAATGCTTTACGACAATGGAGACATCGAACACGATGAATACACCATTTACAACATGTGGTTTGACGAATTCATCCGTGATTTGCCAGTTGCAGGACTCATTTACATTCGCGCAGACCCAGAAAAGTGCTTGGAGCGCATCAACAAAAGAGGACGAGAGGGCGAAACCATTCCACTGGAATATGTGCAGAAGTGCCATGACTATCATGAAGACTGGATAAACGGCATCACGTGCAAAAAACTAGTCATTGATGCCAATCCCGATATTGAAAACGATTCAACTCACCGTGTGGAAAAGATAATGAATTTCATTGATGAACTTTAAACCCATGTACCCCATGTATTAAATCACACCACAATTGCACCCACCTTTTTTTTTATATTTGTGATACATATAAATAAAACATGAATAAAATAACCGAATTGAAAACCCTCCAAGATTTGCATGATCATAAATATGCAATTTTTTCACCAAATCCACCGTTGTACTTGTATGAATATATCAGAGATGTCGGTGAAATAAAACGCGGAACATTGCAACTTGCTGTGGCATGGCGGATTATAAGTAGACCTATTTCTCCTTATGAGGCCAGCAATATGAGACTCAATGTGCATTACCAGATGTCACCAAGCGATTTAGAGTTTAGTAGGACGGTAGACATGTATCCAGAGGTTGCATTATTCCAAGATGTCCGCGTCTTCTATCTTGGAGATATTGGATACGAACTCATTAAATCATCTCCAGAACAAGTCGCCAAAAAATATTTTGGTAGTTCAGATTTTTCAAAATTTTTTTTATATATTTCAAATCGAGCTGATTTTAATGAGCGCATGTCGCTTGAATATGCAAATAAGAGGAACCTAGTGCCACCCAATGCATTAGCAGCCGCCAAACAAGTTCCGTTGTTAGGAACACATCATCATTCTCTTCCTCCTAAAATGTCAACCGTTCAAAAATATTTGAAGGCAGCGAAACAAAGCTTCTATGATGATGTTCCACGACATAGTACTTTGTACGATACGATGGTGGCATTACCTTTAACCATAGCATCGTTTGGCACGTATTCACATTCGCCAAAAGTGTCTGCAGCATCGGGCGCATTGGCATTAGTTCCTCTGGCCCGCATAATACACAAGTATAAAAAAGACATTGATAAGGATGAAACCAATGTACAACGACAACTGTCAGAAATGGTAGAGGTTCCGAGAGAGGAACGCGACAAATTATTAACAAAGGGCGCAATGTCCGCCGAGTTGATGCGACATTTTTCTCAACACCCCCACATTGGAACACGCGACACAAGAAAATTCTTTATGAACATGCATGGTCGTGTGCATGGAAAAAAAGGTGGGTCAAAAAAACTCAAAAAAAACAAAACCCGTAAAACCCCATTGCATTGACTAACATAGCCAACTCAAACTGGAGTTCGTTGCACGTGCCTTATTGGCGCACGTGTCTCGCACGTCCAGCATGAGTGCCATGTGGCACGCACACAGTGCAATCATGGCCAGCATCCGCGGCACTTGTTTCAACATGAATCGCTGCTGTACTGCATCATTGTAGTCATTGTCATCCAGCAACGAATATTCATTGTGCGTCGTGGGTCGCGTCTCGTTTCGCGACTTCAAAAGACGCTGAGCCAGGGTGGTATTGATGTCCGGCGCACATCGCCGCAACAGTTTCAACGCCGGGTAAAACGAAACTGCCATGAACATCATTATGGTGAGCCAAACATTGGTGTCGGTTATCACTACAATATACGTGATGTCCATCGCAATCGAAAACACATGTAGTCCACGACTGGTCCACTTGGCCACGCGGCTCAAAAAGATGGTTCGTTGCTCATCATCCGGAATGTAAAGTCGCATAGTTTGACGGCTTGGCTCGTGCAACTGTGCACTCAGACCATAGTGATACGTGTTCACAAGAGTTGCTCCCGTGTAAACTGCGCGCATAAGAGGCGGCGGATTGACGCATGCTAAATACAGGCTTTGAATTAGGCCAATGCCAAAGGTCCAATGGAATAAGAGAACTGCGGGCTGCATTTTTTAATATGCAAAATGGTATTATACTATAAGCACATATCTATAATATAATATAAGACCATATGAATTAATTCAATTCAATATCAACTTTTGACGCGCTGATGGTGGCTTGTATTTAAGTATGTCCAATTCTCTGGACGTAGTCGGGAAACTAATCGCACCATATATGTCTTGCAACAGCAGCCACTCAAACAGTCCCCCCGGATAAACACGCACATTTCGGAACCCGAGATTTATGAGCTGTTGGTATTTTTTATGCACCGTGTCATCATTCGCATTTTTTCCATACACAATTATCTCTCGTTCTTTCCCCTTCGGTTCTGAAAGCATCGCATTCATCGCCGCTTCTTCTTCTTCTATCGGCAGCGTGCCAGGAATCAAACAACCCTGCATCCCCGGTGGCAACGTGTTGATCAGTAGCCACGGGTGCGTCGTCGCATAGAAACTAGAATACTTATGCTCATTCACTGGATTGGCTGTGCGACATATGAATTGAATGTCTTCGTAATTCACTTTCGAAATTGAAACACTTGACCCCATCACTTCATTTATGTCTTATTGTTGTTTTGATGCAGATAATAAATTAAATTGTCGAGATGTATTTAATTTATTTTTCATACGCACATTCATTGCGCATTCATTCTTTGTCGAAACCAATGACCGCACAGTCGATGCGCTTGCCCGCGTGCCCTGTGGTCAGCGAGTCTGGAAACCCGCCTTTGCCCAGGTCGTCCTCGTCTTCGTGAATGACGAGCGACCGCCCAATCACGGAAAGCTCCCCCTCAAACAGAGAGATTTTGGGCGTGGAAAAATGGAATGTGCTGTGTTTATCAGATGATGCAGTGATATTTCCCAAGTCTCCCGCGTGTGAACTCAAACTGGTGCGCGAACCGTGATCCGCATTCGTTGGATTGAAATGCCCCCCACAGTTCATGCAGTCGCTGCTTAATAAGTTCCCATATTGATGAACATGAAATCCGTGCTTCCCCGGCGCCAGGTTTTCAATATGTCCTGACACCCTAACAGGAGAGAAGGGGTCATCTTGTTTGAATGACACGTAGCTGCCTTTCAGTCTGCCCTGAAACACTGCAATGGCTTTCATTGTGAGTGTGCGTGATATAAATGATTGAGATAAAATGTGTTTAATATCGTATTCACCCGATGCTTATTTTTCGCGCTGCACCTTGACCATGGTTGTATTTCTTGCGCGATGCATTCGCAAGTCGTAGCGCCCTGCTTCTGCTGTCGCAACCCTTCTTCAAAATGGAGTAATCCACTGCAGCCGCCTTGCCCCCTGTTATCGCGCTTGCCAGCCTGGCATATCCCCATGAATGCGGCGTCTGGTTGGGACGCGAACCCGACGAATAAAACGCGCCCTCTCCCTTTTTCACGATTTTCTGCAGTGCACCAATCGAACACTTGGTCGCCTTGGCCAACGCGGCATTTGGCACAATTTTGTCCACATGATACATGTTGCGCGCCACATCAGTGTGTTTCGATGCAACGTGCGGATACGACTTCAGCTTGGTGGTGCGCCCATAATACTTTCCACGCTTATACAACCGGCGCGACCGTTTCAACATGGCAATCTGCTTGCTCCTATCCTTGCGAGACAATGTGCGCGGAACATACCGCATTGGAACCCGAACCTTACTTAATGACATTATATTATCAAATTGCTCCATATACATTGTTGATAATATAAATGATAATATAAATACAGTTGAGCAATGAATAAAATTCACGTCAACAATTGCACATGTTGTTGCTGTTGATACTGCGAAACTTTGTTCTTTATGATGTACAACGCCGAGAGAAATAGCAGCGTTATTTCCGTGCTGCTGCGCATCACCAACGGCGCATCATTCATCTGCACACTGTAATATATCCACATACTGGATGAAATAATGCTCAAACAACAGAATAAAAGAGACAGAGTGTTTGTGCTTTTGTTCTTATATAACAAATACATGAATATGAATCGACCCAAAACAGACAGTGATGTTGCCGTGTAAGGAATTACTTTCAAAGCCGCATTGTCATTGGTTTCATTTGCACTCATTTCACAAATCTTAAAAAAGAGAGATAATATACATTAATAAATAACTTTAATTGAATTTCGGCAACTTTTGAATTTGATTTCTTCAATTTGTTATTTGTTCAATGGAATCAATTGAATGAAACCACAATCTCCACCGTCTCTTTTTTGATGCTTTTTGTAGCTGAAATACTCAACTCCTCTCTCTTTTTGCGCGTCTTGTTTTTATTCGAAACCGGTTCCACCACTTCATTCCCGTCTTCTTTTGCGTCTTGCGTGTGGTTGTTTCGACGCGAAGTGCTATTCCGTGCATTCATGTCATCTTCAATGGTCGCATAATTGTTCTCAATGTATGCAACCACTCCGTTTTCAAGCGCCCATTTGAAGAAGTTGAGCTGTCCAATTGTGGTCTGAATGAATGTGCCATTGCCATAAGGGATTGTGATTCGGTCCCACCTGCAAAATGGGTCAAATCGACGTTTACTATACGCCTTCAACTTTAGCTTATAATCCACATACACTTTGAATCGCCGATTTGCACCCACTTCATACACCGTGAAAAACTTCTTGGCGTAATTTGTGGCAAACCAATCAATGATGCGGAGAGAAATTGGCGACTCTCCATTGATTATCTTCAACATTTTCTCCAAGTTATTATCCTCCTCGTAAAATTTCATCAGATTTGTCATGAGCAAGTCATTTTGCGTTGTGTAATTTGATGACATGGGTTTAGTATTCAAATCAGTGTTATGCAATAAATGACATGTTTTTGTGTATTTAAACCATTATTGCGCGTAAACATTTTATTTCATACTTTGTAAAAAAAAATGCAATATGTATATAAGATATAAATATTATGCAGCCACAAGAAGACCAGTTCATTGATTACTCACCAGTTCCAGATTCTCCATTCCTGGATTTGAGCACGCCACCATTGCTTAGTCCATCAATGCGTAGCAACTTGGATATGTATTCACCACTGCCTTCACGGCGACGACGTTGTAGACGTAATCAACGACGACCGCGTTGGGGTGATACGATTCGGGAAGAACCCGATGACTCGCGCCAAGACCAAACCCAAGAACTCCGAATTGTCAAAGGGAAATGGAGCCGCCGTTGCAGAACTCAATCGTGCAAGAACCCATTTCGTCCACGTCCTCCACCTCCGCCTCCTCCTGCTTCAGCCACTTCTGGTTTGGTGCGCCCACAAAAACCCATTGCTGCACATGGAGGAACTAGAAAAAACCTGAAAAATAAAAGCAAAAAAAGCAAAAAATGCAAAAATAAACATCGCAAATAAGGCAGTTTGCAATGATATTTTATAAATCATGCATAATGTTTCATTTATGCATGGTTCACATCCAACATTTATATATTATATTATATATATTCATATAATATCAATTGTGCAAACCATGAACCAAACACACTTATTATACATCATTTTAGCAATCGTATTCATGTGTTTCGGATTACAAATGTGCTTTCAACCAAACCAAATGGAAGGGTTTGCCTTGTCGCCTGCCTCTTCCCCCGATGCAACCACGTATCCGATATTGTATAAAGACTATCCTGTAAAAACACCCGGTGGCATTTCCGACATGTCGTCCGAAGACTTATGGTCATACTATCCCGTATTTGACAATGGGTTTGGCCAATTCACCAATAATGTGCGCTACTGGGCCACGCCAAACAACGGCAGGTGCTCTCGCGCCGAAATGTGTGGCGGCCTGTACACAAACAAACCCATTAAGGACATGCACATTGTTCCTGTTCCAAAACCGATTTCATTCAACTCAGAAGTGCGTCGTGTCAATTTCTACGGGTCGGAACCCATGACGTGCCCACAACTGCCTCCACAAGATGTTGCCAACTGCTTGTATTATGGCCATAAAACGAACTCATTAACACCCCCTTACCAGCCAACGCTTTTAGACAGTTGATAAACATGTGCATATTTTAGATTATTTATTCGAAAACGCGAAAATAATCTAAAATAATCTAAAATCTCTCTTCTTAATGTTCGCGAACTTCAAATGTTATGGAATTGTTTGTCCGGTTGCGTCGTGTGCGTCCTTGTGTAGCGGCTCTTTGTTTTTTTGAACGTGCAGCAGCCTGGTTGCGCGGCTGTCTTCTCTTCGGTTTTTCTTTTACATCTTGGTCTTCTGCATGTTTTGGT